AGCCTCTGACACGGGATTACGCCCCCTATCAACCATATAAGGAAGGCGTAAACCTATTTTTGGCCGCGGGTTATCCAAATCTGAAACCCTAAACTTTAAGAGCGCCAAAAAACCCTAAACTGACCGGTGTGACACTCTGAAACCCTAAACTGATTGTTGTGACAATCTGAAACCCTAAACCCGGGCTTAGCCCGGGTTAGCGGGCTTAATCTCAAAATATTAGCACACAGTTTTAAATTTTGGTCGAAGTTTCGCTAGTTGATCATAACTGCGACTGACTAAATTTAGTGTTCTGAAACCCTAAATATGTGTTAGCCCGGTATAAACCGGCTTAATCTCAAAATATTAGCACAACGTTTTAAATTTTGGTCGAAGTTTGTGTTGTTTATCAAAACTGCGACTGATTTAGGGGGGAAACCTAAATCTAGAGAATCAGTGCGTTAGACCACTAAAAAGTGGCTAACTTTCAAATTAATTAGTTTGCCCGGCCAGTGGCGGTCAAATTCACCGAAAAAACGCTTTTCAGCGTTATTTGGTCGTTTTTCTCACTTTCTTTTCCAATTCAGCCATCCAGAATGTCAGGATACAAGCGTAAGAGGCCTTACAGCATGAGGAACGAGGATTACGGCATGGGACGCAGAGGATCCCAAGTTTATGCCTCTCCTCGCTTCAAAAGATCGAAGGGTTCATCTTTTGTGAAAGGAAGAGACCGAACCGGTGGCTACTATGGCCGTTACGGCCCAGGGCGCCAAGGAGAACTTAAGTTCTTCGACACCACCGTCACCCAACCACTCATCTCCTCGTTGGGTTCGGTCGTCCCTTCATTGACATTGATCGCTCAAGGAGTCACTGAGAGCGAACGCATTGGGCGCAAATGCACCGCGAGATCAATCTTCTTCAGATATGAAATCAATCTCGCTCGCACTGACGATGCCGCCAATCCAACCCCTGGTGACACATGCCGAATACTCATTTACCAAGACAAGCAGTGCAACGGAGCCGCAGCAACAGTCCTTGACATCCTCGAGACCGAGGACATCAACTCTCACAGGAACCTGGCCAACCAACAAAGGTTCACAGTTCTATGCGACAAACTGCACAACATCAATTACAGTACACTTGCTTCCGAAACTGTCGGGTTCGGGACACAGGCTGAAGTAACTCACAGCTTCAAATGGTACAAGAAACTCCTGATGCCCATCGAATACAGCAGCACCACAGGTGCAATCACCGAAATCAGATCCAACAACATCGGGATAATCTTCATCAGTGCAAATGGCAGTGTTGGCTGCTTCGGTCAACAAAGGATCAGGTTCTCCGATCAAGGGTGATCGTCTTCCGACCTGTGAAAGGCGGTGACCCTTGACACTCCCGTGTCACAAATAAAAGCACTGTTTTCACTGAACATGAACTGAAAAATAATTCTCTCTTCACTTTCTCATCTCCACAAATGAATTACGAACTGAAGTTCAGGGACTTCTTTGTCACACACGACCCTGTCTCGATCACAGGCAACCTGACACCAAGCATCTGCCTTTTCAAGCAAGGAGATGGAGAGAGCAACAGAGTTGGAAGAAGAGTTGTCCTCAGACAAATAGGTTGTCGATATTCCTTCCAGCTAAAGCCGAACCATGGAACAGCACTCCCCCGGGGGGGAGACTGCGTCAGATTCATTGTGTACTGGGACAAGCAAGCAAACGGAGCTCAGGCACTGCCTGGAGAAATACTGGAGCAACAGACGATCGCAGACTTCTACAACCTCTCCAATGAAGACAGATTCATCATCCTTATGGACAAACTACACAACATCAACTATGGAGGACTCGGAGCCTTCTCAGATGGACTGGCTCCACTCATCTGGCAAGCACTTGTTGTGCAAAATTTCACTTGGCAGACATTGGTCAACATCCCTGTCGAGTTTGACAACATCGCAGGGGTCATCACTGAGATAACATCCAACAATGTGGGTGTGCTGTTGATCTCTGAGAGTGCACAGACAACCTTCCAAGCAATCTTCAGAACGAGGTTCTCAGACTGAATAAAATGAAACTTTCTTTTATTTTAATGATGAGTTCTCACAATTGAGACTTCTCCAATCAAGGGTGATCGTTCTCCAATCACTGCATGACAACACCTGTCATGGGACATCTCAAAGGTGCCCAGTTGGCTTCAGAGGGTGAATTCTCCGCCCACCAGGACCTGTCCTGCTCAATGTAACCACAATCTGTGTCTGACAACGGCAGGTAATGGAGAAATACTCGATGGATTCTCCTGGCGAGGGCTCGGTATTGCTCGCCACGGTTCTTCCAATCATACCAGTCGCGCGGCAAAATATTGGTCGTGATGAACAACTTGCTTGGTGACCACCATGTGTGGCCACCCTTGATCGGCACAGAGATAGTACTGACGTCCAACAATTGAAGCAGTGCGCACAGGGTGAAATGGGAGGCTCTTCCGGCAAAGTCGTCGAGAAGGACGATGGAATGTCCATCATATCCATCGAACCACATGGATCCGTTTGTGAGAGGACTTCTCCAAAAGTCGGCATCCTTGCCAAACTTCTCTTCGACATAACGGGTCTTTCCAGTGCCAGTGTCCCCGATGAGGAGAGTAACAACAAGTTCCTCGCTGCGCTGTGGCCTGTTGATTTGGTTCAGTGTCTCATAGAAACGAGGATAACGAGCGATTGTGCCAAAGTGGTCACCAATCAAGTCTCGGCGCTTCGCGCCTCCCAAAACCGCGTCCTTGAAAGCTTCCAAATCAACTCGCTTACCCTGAGCATTGGGGACCCCGAACTCAATGACTTCCGTTCCAGGGATGCGCTTGTCACTTCCATCCTCATTGAACTCCCGCTTGCAGTATTCGATCGCCTCATCCTGCGAACCAAAACGAGGTGCGACATGGACTGTTCGCCCCCCAAGAAGTTCCTTCACAGCTGCCTGTCGCATCTGTTCCTTGAACTCGCAGTATCCCTGGAAGTGGTAAGTACCACTGTCCCCAATCTCTTCCTGGTAAACCAGGTAACCCATCTTCTCCTCATCAAACTCAACCAACCCAGTTGGGTTGTTCCAAGTCCAAACGACATTGCGAAATCTCGCCATCTGTTTTACAGAAGTCAGCAAGGAAAAAAGCTGTCCGCGCATGCGCGGCACAGACAGTCACCAGGGAGGGGTCCGCGCAAGCGCGGTGAGCCACCCGCGCAAGCGCGGGTGTCTCAGAAGTGCTGGGTAATACTAACCAGCACTTCCGAGTCAAAAAACGAAAAGCAAACCGAAATCTTTTTTTCAAAATGATTTAGCCTCTGACACGGGATTACGCCCCCTATCAACCATATAAGGAAGGCGTAAACCTATTTTTGGCCGCGGGTTATCCAAATCTGAAACCCTAAACTTTAAGAGCGCCAAAAAACCCTAAACTGACCGGTGTGACACTCTGAAACC